TATCAATGTCGTATCGTGGCATTAAAATTTCCGCGTATTTATTAGGCTGCGGTGTAATTAGGTTATGCCATGTTCGATAATTGCCTTTAATTTTACTATCTAATGAACTCACTAAATAGCACCAAGATGATTGTAAATGACCTAGTGAATCTATCCATTTAACCAGATAATTACAGCGTATTATCCAATATGTCTTATGTGTTCCGCGAACATGGCGCTCTTCTTGGATAACAATCCATTTTTCAGTATGACCATAATCTTCGTCATACCAATCAATAATATCACCAACAAATATTGGAGTATTATTTGCCACATTTAGGAACATAATCTTTTCGTATTCTTTATCTTTATTAGTTAAAATAATACCGTCAAAATAGAGTCCTCGTTCTGCAAATAATTGTTGAACCGTATGAGGCGATTCAGCCATCCATTTTTCAAAAGAACGAATACCACTATTCCGTATTCTATCTGCCGTTGTATCGCCCAAATGATTTACTCTTGAAAAATAAGTTTCAAGATAGCTCATAATTTAATTTCCCAATTAAGTTCATACATTCAAAAATGGTTTTACGAAAATAATCAAACGATAAAATCTTTAATGAATGTAGTTTACCTAATAGGGCCCAATAATTAATTGAATTAGGTTCAGGCATGCCTTCTAATTCAATAATTATTGAATCTAAATATTTTTCCCAATCACCGTTTTTTTCACGCTCACATAAAACTCCGTATAACCGACCTTTTAATTTATTTTTATAGCCGTCATACGTCACGTCGGTAGACATTTTTCTTTCCCGCCAACTTTTTAAATAATTCCGCGGGGCGCTTATAACGTGAGCGGTCATAAATGCCCTCAGCCTTGTGAATTTCTTCACTAACTGCGGCTTCCAGTTTATTGAGTTTATCAAGGTGATTGGCTTGGGAGAAATCTCGGTCAGCATATAATTGTCGAATATTCTCCCAACTAGCGATACAGCGTTTTACCCATTCATGTTTCATATATAAAGCAAGAAGTTGAATTTCATCATTTGTCAAATCTGCGGCAAAAGTCATAACGCCATCGACTTCTTCGACCTCTTCAAGGTCTACACGCGGATATTTAAAACGGAAAATTGCCATTTTTAACAATTCTTGCCAATCTCGCTCTACGATAGTCAACTCTTCTTCAAGAGTCCATTCATCCGCGGTAATGCGGGCCAAGAAAGCATCATATATTTTAATAAATGGGGTTGCCATAATATTAGTTCTCTAACTGATGCTTCTTATTAATAGCATCAATTACGTCTACTTCACAATACTTTTTAATAAGAGCGACAAAAGCATTGTCTGTAATACCTAGCTCAACAGCCAAGCGCACTATTGATTCTTTCGCGGCCGCAGGGGCTTCGGGAATAAACTTAGCAAATTTAGTAATATCTTTGTTTTCTAGCATACTACGAAGCTCTGCGATTTCATAGGTCTCAGGGGTGTCAAAAACACCTTGGTCCTCAGTAACGCCGTCAAAACGAATATAACCACCACTTACTAGGGGTTGTACGCCGGGAGCGAATTGAAGGTCATTATACTCTTCATCACTAATCGGCATAGTGCGGCCAGGTGCGAGTACACGCCGGAATTTAATGTCCGGGTCGGTAATTACAACTGTTGCGGAACTAATATTTTTTACGGTAATCTTACTCATTTATTTTTCCTCCTTTAACTCCAAAAACGGCGGCCAAGCGGACCTGGCCGCCGCACATTTCATATATAAATTAGCCTACTAGCTCTTGATTGTAAGCAGCCCAGCCGCCGGCATCAATAGCGCTATTGTAGTAAATACCCCAATAATTAGGAGTGCTATACATACCTACGCCAACCTTGGTGTAAGTCTGAATACCAATGTTGTTATCGCCTTCGTGGTCATCCCACTCACGCACATAAGTGTTGCCTTCAAAGCACATCTTAATAAGCTTCTCTTTGCCAGCAGGTAGTACATAAGCGAAGGAAGGATTCATAACAGTCTTTGTATTAGTATCATCAGTGAAAGACTGAGGCATAATTACCACAGGGGTGCCGTGGAATACGCCAATATAACCACGCTCACGAATATCAATTACATCCTGTTCTGCGACCTTAATCTTGGTTTCATAGACAAGAGCATTAGCCATTTCAGAAGCGAACTCGGCAGAGCAGTAAATTACAGGAGAGCCATAAGCAGCTACGGTATTGATTAGTTGAGTCATTGCAGCAGCGTCGAAGCCAGAAGCAACTACCTTGTTGCGGGCAGGACGACCAGCCATATTCCAAGAAGCTAGTAATACTTCCTGTACCATCTCAAATAGACGGTCTACTAGACCAGCTTCAAGAACCTCATACAAATCAGTAATGGACTCTACACCATCTAGATAACGCTCAAAATCAACGTAAGCGCCACCGGCGATTGTTTGAGGATATACGTCAAAACTTTCGCGGTCAAGACGGAACTGTTCATAATTACCAGATTCAGTAGCACGGGTTACAAACTGCTTACCGCGTTGCTTACCACGAGTTACATGGAAAGAAAGGCGGGAGCCTTGGGGAACACGAACTACTTCGGTGAACATGCCAAGAGCATCATCAATAGCGCGAGGCATAATCTCATCAAGATTCTGGGAAAGTAGTTCAAATAGGTCATACTTACAACGTTGGAACTTATAACGGTTGAAACGACCGGTTTCGTCGCACACCATCTTACAAATTTCATCATGTAGGGCAGCTTCATAATCATAGTTCTCTACGGCAAATTCGGCGGGAACCTTGCGACCGAAAGCACCATTCATTAGAACCTTTAGCTCATTCATAGTCATAATGTTCACACCTCCTTATTATAGATGAACAATCTGATATTTTAGACCAGCTTCGCCATTAGGTACGGTGTAGCACTTAGTTACCTTAGCGTAGCAGCCACTAGCGGGCTTGGTCTTGGTTAGCTTTGGCACAGGAGAATTAGCTACTACGGTTACGTATAGAGGAGTAGTCTCATAAGCAGCACAAGCAGCCATAAGGGCCTCGACGGTAGCAAATTCAGTAGTGTCATATTGGAAACAGTTAGAAGTGATAGTATCGCCAAGAGCAAAAATGCCTACACGAGGACAATCGCCCTGAATCTTGCGGCCAAAAGTGTTTAGACCATAGTGATTCATATCATACTCTTTTTCAGAAGTATATACGATACCAATGGGGGAATCAGTAGTTGCGGCGGCGGAACCGATATAGCCACGAGCCTTATCGGCTAATACCCACATGCCGTTCTCACAAGGGGCGTCTTCGGTAAACTCTACGCCTAGAGGAGTCTGGGAAACTACTAAGCCAGTCTTAGGAAAGCCAACTTGGTTTAGTTCTACAGACGCATATTTCTTAAGGGGAAAACGCTGCATAGCCATATTAAATGACCTCCTTTATTAATTCTTTCTATATTTCTTCATTAGACGAGCAAAACTGGACTCCTCTTGTTCTGGCAGAGGCACTTTGTTTGTTTCGCTATTAGCAGCAATCTGCTTATGAGCAAACGAGACCGCCAATTTAGATTCCAGTTCGTCATAAGAAAAGTCGTTGACTGTTTCTCGAAGAGCGGTAATTTCTTCGGGTTCTACCATGTTCTGGTAGGAATCAATTAAATTATTTTTACGTTCAGTTTCTGCCGCAGTAGCTTGGGCTTGATAATCTGCTACCTGAGCAGTAAGCTGAACATTTTGCTCTTGAAGAGCGTTAAAATTATTTTGTAGAGCATTAAACTGCTCTTGTAGTTGAGAATATTGAGACTGTAAGGTTTCAAATTGGGCTTGCCAATCTTCTGCGGGAGTATCTTCTACCACAGGAGCGGTCTCAGGAGCTTCCTCAAAAACCTCGGGTTCTTCCTCAACTTGAGCGGGCTCTACTTCAGCTTCAAAATCGGCTGTTGTTTCTGGAGCAGTTTCTTCCACAATAGGAGTTTCCTCTGCCGCGGGCTCAACCGCCTCATCAGGAGCTTGAAAGGCGACAGTCTCTTCTACGACAGTCTCCTTATTTTCCAACTCATTCATAGGTTGTTCTCCTCCTTTTTCAGCTTCTTCCACTTGTGCCTTTAAATCACTCAAGAGAGAAGAAAACTTATCCATTTGGGACTGATATGTATTATCGTTCTTAGAAAAGAACGTAGATACGCTAAAGCATGGTTCGTGGTCACCAATAATACAGAATCCAAGCATTTGCGCCTTAGAATATACGAAATACTCTATTCCATCAATTTCTGCCCAAGTTCCGTCTACTAACTCTGGATTTAATTCCATAGATTGATTTTGTCCCGCAACCTTCTGAGCTTCGGTAAAATAATCGGTAAATAGAACTACGGAAAAAATAGCGTAATCACGAGTAATGCCATCAGTATCTTGTAAGGGCTCCCACCCTAAAAAGCTTTCAACATAACCATACCCGTTTGCGAGCTTTGGCCCAGTATGACCTGCCCATTTTTCACTAGCGGGGTCAAAAAACCCAACAACAGGTGTATTACCAGTTGTTGCGGAATTAATTAACATGGTCGCAACTTCATCGGTAATATAAGAACCATTACGATTACCATATTTAGTAAAGGCCGCAACTTTTAAACGAGCAAGTTTTTGGTTTTGTGCTGAAATTAATGCGGCGGGAGCAGTAATAGAAACATTATCAAAGTAAATTGGAATTTGTTTTTCCATACTTAATCACTACTCCTAGCCCTGAGCCGCCTTAATGTTGGCTTGCGTTTTTTCTGACTTTTCTTCATCAGGTAATTCTGGGCGGCCTCCCTTATTATTCAAATCTCCACTATTAGAAGAACCTTGTGTATTTTTTCCGTCTTTATTTGACGAAGTATAAGAAGATTGTAAAGGTTTCATCTTATTGGTCATATCTAACACTTCATCTTCAAAGTGCATTAAACTAAGTTGGTCGATTTGCGGGATACCCATAGCTACGCCCGCAAGCATCTTAGAATATCCATATTGTGCTCCACTAAAATAGGAAGCAAGAATATCCTTTCGATTGAATACGGTTGTAGGTAGAAGTAAAAAGTCAAATGACAAATTTGCTTTGCCAAAAAATGAATTAAGCACAAACCGTAACCAATTCTCGTAAACATTCAGATAGGAACGAACTAAGGCTTCATCCTTTTTTATAGCATAAGCCAATGCCGCACTGCCATCGGCGTTAAATAATAGTGAACTGCGGCCGAGAGCGTCGTATGCGTTAGTCTTATACTTCGTAATTCTATCGTTAGACTGTGTCGCATTAGACGAATCTTGTAAACTTTCAAGTGATGTCTCACCAAAAGTTGTCAATACCTCAACGGTATCTTCATCCGCTAGCATGTCAGCAACAGAAGCATGAATATCCGCAACTTCATCAAGTTGGAATACTAATTCACCTTTACTGTCAATGGGCATTTGTTGAATTAATAATTTATATAATTCATTCTCATCGCGCCGCTCTTCGCGGTTAACCGCATCTTGTAATTTCTTTAAATCAGGTATGCTAGCTAGCAAAAGTGGTAAAGCATCTGCGCTAAATTTAAAGCAAATACCGCCTGACGCTGGTGAAATTGCCACCCAATAATCTTTAAGAGTTCTACTCTTTAATTTACGATAGGCCACTTGAATTTCTTGCGGGAAAGTGCTTAATGCTTCGCGTAAGATTTGTTCATCTGTAATGCGGTCAAAGTAATGGAGATTAAATTCAAGAATATTAAGGTTATTAAAATCCTTAAAACGACAACGGCAATATTCAATTGGTAAATCTTGGATTACGGCTTTTTTACCATCTGTCCGTAAAATACCATAATATACCCCCGTCTTAATCCATTCTACCGAAATGTGGGAAAATGTAGTTGGTATATCTAAGGATTCGATAAATTTACATGCTTTACGGAAAGAAGAAAGCAACGGTTCTTTTGACATTTTTTCATCTTGATATACCGGCACTATTGCGTAATCGTATGTAGGTAAATAAGCAAGAAAATCAATATTGTTATGATATTCACCATTGGTACGGTAAAAATAGCGCGATAGTTCGCGGGCAGATTCTATATCGCCGGAACGAATAATTTCTTCAATCTCTTCAATGGTAAAATCCGCTGACCGCACTGGGTCAGAACTACGGTATCCACGATAATAAGCCCGCTCATTTATAGGCACTCGTGGCTTTCGATTTTTACGCATTTGAGAAACAAAGTTGGTAAAATCGTACTTTGGTTTTGGAGTGTCCACTAAACTCACCCCCTCTTTTTAGGACTGAAAAAAGCAAACTTGCGGAAATCTCGTTTTTTACGACGTTGAAATTCTAGGTCTTCGTAATATTTAATGCGAAATAGTCCGTATTCAAGGGCTGATACACGGTCTTTTTCAATACTGCGGGAAATTCTTTCAATATTAAATTGGTTTGCTGCGCCGGTTTGCTTTAATTTTAAATTATTTAATTCATCAATAAGGCGAGAGGTCATTTCATACGGAAGAAGAAACACTCTCCGGTCATAAAGAGAGAGCTTGTTCCACCACTTAAAACGGCCTAATTTCTCCTTAACAATTTGTTCAGGGGCAAGTAAAGCAACAGTTCCGTTATTTAATTGAGAAAAGAGATTAGCATGAATTAGGTCGTTATTAGATGAACCTGCTTTAATATCATAAATAATTGCATTTAATGAAGGTATGGGCTCATCAGAAACATTTTTCTTTTCGGGCGGTAAATGGTGCTCATCGTTAAAGGTATAATAGGCTGGAAATTGTTCACCCGTCTTGGCATCAGTTGATGGTAACGCCATAGCATCTAGCAAGCCAATGCCCGGGCCGTTACCGTCGATTACGATTTCCCGCGGTTGGTATAGCTGTATAATTTTCTTTAACCGCGGTGCCTGTTCGGTAATGTAGTTAGCACCATTTATTACTTCGGTATATACTACTTTTTTAATAAAATTATTCATTTCAGGTAATACTTTAATGACCATTATTGCGGTGTTTGCGGAATACCTTGCAACATCAACACCAACGATGTAAAACATTTTGTCATTTTTAGACCCAGTATACTCACGCTCACAACGTAATAATGTGCGGCGTTTTTCAAGTCGTTGACTATCAAACCAAGCATCTTTGGCATTGCCAGTCCATATTGAGAGTGATTCGCGTGCGAATGCCTCATCATTCATTGTGGATGAGTAACGTTGGTCCATCATGGTGGCTTTGTCTAGTAATCCATAATGAAGCGGTACTTCATAGCTTAACATTATTATTTGATTAAAATCGCAACTTTTAATCCCTATTCGGCTCTATGTTTCCATAGAGATTAGACTATATTTTTACCTTATTTTAAGGTAACATCTCTTTCAATAACCATTAGCTTGTTATTTACTCCTTTCGGATAGTCGTTGAACCAATTATCTAAAATTTCAGCAATTGATGAGTAACACGTATATGGAATAACTAAATAGTTATATCCATTTTTTAAAGCTTCATTTAATTTAATGGCATCATGTTCCTGATTTGTTGTTAAAGATGAGTGTAAAAAATTTGTTTCTTCAAAATGTTGAATACCATGATATTCGATAATTAAATTGTAGTCAGGAACATAATAATCATATCTATAAGCTTTATGCGATTGCCACGAAAATTGCGCTTCTTTATCAAAATTATAATTATGCTCTTGTAAATATTCCATAATACGACGCTCTCCTTTGGACATCGTTTTATTACAGTTAGGACAGTCACCATCAAGTTCGTGGTAAAAACGGTAAGGCTTAATACCCCAAATAAAACCGCATTTATCATGCCGAATTAATACTTTTTCTTGAAGCCCTTTATATTCGGTTAATAATGTATAACCTTTTTCTTTACATCTTTGCGCTATGGTAATTGTATCAGGCATTGCGGTTCCTTCGCAAAATGGGCACACTCGATTATTATAAAATGTTGTAGTGCGTCGTGTAAAAGTATGGCCGCAAGGTTTATGATAAATTGTAACCGCAGGTTTTTGTTTTGCGTCATTCATTTTAGTCCATTCTACTACTTCAAATTCTGATGAAGTTTTAAAAAACTGTTCTAATTCTTTAATTTGTTGAATAGATTTATATTGACTCGCGGTTGATGTACAAATACAAGGAGATTGTTTATTTATTAGGTGAGATAGTTGTTGATAAGTTTTTATTTCACCACATAATAAACATTTAATTTTACAAGGTTTCATAGCAGAATTATATTCTAATACTTCAAATTGCCAATTTGGAAATTTTTTCGCAATTTTTTCCGTAACTTCGATTATAGTTAATTTTTTAGGCATTACTTATTCCTCCTGTAATTGGTGCTGATGGCCCATTTCCAACGTTTAGGATTACTCCATGCGTCATTCAATTATTTATTTCTGCTTTCGCGGCATTGTTATTTTGGAGAGAATAACGTTAGCATAATTGATTTTAGGGTGTTCCAGCTTTTAAGATGTTTATTGCCTTACCATCACTGGTAAGCGGGGCCTAATGCTAACCCCATACAAAATACTCATTTGGCCGCAATACCGCATTAACGGCGCACTCAATGAGCTTAGAATACATAAATACAGTTTTGCTAGCCGCAGTGGTTATAAATGTTTGGGCTGATGTTGGCTCGCCAGGATTAAGTGAACCATCAACTTCCCGCCGGGCAATGTTCATTTGCGGCAAAAGCACTTCATTATAAGGCTCTTCTTCAATGGTTGCGGCTTCTTCAAGAACGGCTGCGGTTGCGCGCAAACCACGGGAAGAATCTTTAGAAACAACGGTAATTTTACTACCATTTTTAAAATTTAATTCATAGTAGTTACCACTTGATTTTTCACCTTTCTTTCCATCATCGGCACGAGTCATTAATTCATTACGGAGAAGCGGCCAATGGTCGAAGATTTCGTTAAACTTGGCTTCGGCAATTTGTATAACTGTACCCTTAACATCTGACGCAATCATAATGTTGGATTTTGGTAATAGAATTGCCCGCATAAGAGAACCTAAATACGCTATAAACGATTTAGATGTGGCACGTGTAGCAGTAAAAAAATGGTAGCGGTATCGCATTGAAGCCCTTAATGCGATACGTTGGTAGAAAAATAAATTAAAATGTGTGTCGTCAGCTCTCTTAATAACATCTAAAAGTAAGTCAGGATATAATATCCAAAAGTTAAGATATTTTGTGAAAAGAGCTTCATTGTCGTCAAGATACTGTCGTGTTAAGACAACACCTTTCTCAATTGGTATTCCATCTCGTTCAATCGCGGTCGGCAAGGTCATCAAAATCACCTTCATATTCAATTGGTATAGGTTCGGCCGCGGCTTCATTTTCTAAATTTTCTAAACGTGCTGTCATATTGTAATGAGCTCGTTTATCTTCTACTTGGTCAGCAAAGTTACCTTCATTACTAACAAGTCGCCGCAAGTAGGTTTGAGTATTCTGCATACAAAAGTCTACGGAATCTTGCGGTTCAATGTGCCAATTTGGGTGCCAACCTTTTTTGCCAAAATACACCATAAGTTCGCCAATACTTTCAAAGTCGGCTGCGTTTTTGGCGTTGGTGGCCTCAAAGTGGGCAATCTTAATAATGTTGTCGCGGGCGTCCATTAATTTCTTAATGTCGGCTCCTGTAAGCTCACCGCGTAAAATTTTCTTAATTTGAAGTTCTACTTCGCAAAGGTCGCGTGCGTATTCTTGTAAAATTGGGGTTGAAACATTTTGGGTAGCAATAATACGATTATAATAATTGTCCAAAAAGTTAAGGTCTTCCCGCGAATATGCCCCCGACCACGTTTTCTTTAATTGGCGCGTTTTAGCTTCCGATAGAACCTCAACTTCCTCATCTAAGGTTTGAGATTCACGGGCCAGCCGCCACCGCTCATTTTCGTCGGCCCAAGAAATGGCGGCATAATGTTCGTCTAGTAGGGTGTTGAAGTAAGCAGTGAGTGCGTGGTCGGGATTGTTCTTAAAGCAAAAAGTATAACGGTCTATATCGAAGGGTAAATCAAGATAGCGGCAAAGAGCATCAACCTCATTTAGGTTGTCCTGCTTAACCATTCTTTCAAGGCAGTTAGTACAAATATAAGAACGGTGGCCAGGAAAAAATTTACATGGGCTCTTTACAAATCTATCTTCGGATAATTCCTGTCGGCATTTTTGACAGGTTCTTGTCTTTGGAGCGTCCATCAGCTACGAAACCTCCTTTGTCTCGTTTTTTCTTATCACATTCTTTACAATGTGACATCCATCCATCTTTGCGGTCTTTATTTAGGCCAAAGAAAAGTTGGTGACGAGGTAGGTAGCGGCCGCACCATGTACATTGCTTTTTCTCCGATTGCGGCGTCTCATACAAAAGGCGGTTACGTTTTGCGGCGGCCGCAATGGTGCGAGGTATTTCACTTGAAATAATGGCTCCGAGGTGGCCGGGTGTATAGTCGGCATCAAATTTTTCCTTAACTTCGGCCGCAATCTCCTCGTATGAGGCCCCGTCTATGCGGCGCATAAGCATGTATTCCCGCATTTCGGTTAGGTTTGCCATGGTGGCATAGCGGTCAAAATCAAAAATAAGGGCGCGGCCCCAGCTATCGGGGTCATCCCATAGTTGAGCATAAATGGCACTATAATAGTGAATAAGGCACTGAATATGTTTGTAGTTTTCCCAATCAAATTCGTGCTCCCGCACTACCCAATAAACTTCTTCTTGGCCAAGATAATTTTCCCGTACCTTATAGTCGGCGATATTGTCCGAGTGACGGCCTATATTTTTCGGGTTTCGTATTGCGCGCTCCCATTCTTCCCGCGGCATCCAGTAAGCGGAATTGGAGCCCCAATTTACGGTTTGGCGCTTTGGCGGCACTAGGGCTTTGAAGTGAAGGGCGGGCTTAAACATTTCAATAAGTTCGAATTGATTACGCCTTAAATCAATAAGGTTGTGTTTTAGTTGATAAAGGCGATAGCCCGATTCAATAATGGGAGTATCTAGGTCGGGTGGAACTTTGCCCGTATTCACATTTAAGGTGTGTTGTAGGCGGTCGATGGATTCCCAAAGTTCCACCATACCGGGAATATCGGAGTCTCCTGGGTCAAGTAATTCGCCAGTTTTTTTATCGTATTTGGGACGTTTTACTTGGCGTTTTTTCTTGGTATAAATATATCTTTCATCCATAGATTGGAGTGTATTTTCGTCCGCAACGGGAGATTCCAATAAGGCATCTAAGGATTCGTTTTTTGCATTTTTCGATACCCACGACTTATAACGGCGGTCATAATCGTCCGTGATTTCTTTGCGTTGAAAGTGGTTTTTATCGTCTTCTTCGGATTTTCCGTAAAGTATATAGTTAGCAAAAATGTTTAGGTCGTTTTGTGTTGGTTCAAATGTTAGGTTGTTAAGTATATCTGCCACAATATCGCGTCTTTCGCGGTCGGTTGTTTCAGCGTCATAGTCAAGGGAGTAAGGTTTTTTCATATACATCCCCCCTAATTTTTATTTTAACATAATTTGCGGGAAAAGTCAAGGATTGGGGTTTATAATAATTGGGATTTGCTTGAAAAAAAAATAACTGTGGAATTTGGGCAGGGCCGC